ACCAGGAAGTGTAGTAATCTCTGTACCACGACCACCTTCACGGCGAGGCAACCAGAAGTCTTCAAGCATACTTAGATGCTTACGATCATCACGAATTTCACCAGTTGCGGAATCATAAACTAATTTGTTTCTGTATCTACCCATAACTTCACGTAGATACTGTTCTGCCTTTACTTTTGGAAGATTACCTACATCAATATAGAAAATACGACGCTCTGGTGCTCTTGAAAGTCTATAGATAACAAGAGAATCTTCGATCATTCGCAGTTGATTAACTGCTTTGATAGCTTTATATAGATAGCTCAAGACCATGTTTCTATTATGGTCAAATAGTCCAGACGTTACATATGTGACTGCATCATTGGAAATTTTAATTCCATTTGCATCAGATCCCTTATATCCTCTAGGAAAGTAAATATAATATTCAATGAACTCACCATAGTCATACTTCTGACCTTCCATGGTGGTCAGTGAGTCTACATTCTTCTGCCTTTTGATTTCTCTAACTCTTTTAATCTTTAGTGAGTCAATATAACGTAATTCTTTAATTCCTTCTTTTGGCTTATCGAAGTCAATAATTTTATGGTAATATAATCTTCCATCAATATACCAGCGGCGGAAGATGTTGTGACACTTTTTGTCAAAACTTAAAAGACGTAAAATATTTCCAAATTCTTCTTTGATTGATTTTTTAATTTTATCACTTGCTTGTAGGGTAGAAAGTTCTACAGATACTGGGGCATAATCTAGATCACTACTGATAGCTTCATTGATAATATCATCAATAGCACTATCAATTTCTGGGTGCAATGCAATTTCTCTATACTTTCTAACCAGCTCAAATTCATTATTATGTTGACCAACGCCATCTAAATCTAGATACTGACCAAAATAGGCACCTGCCGCAACAACGGAGGTGCCATCATCATCATTAGGAGGCGCTGGTGAAAACGCCTTGGCTGGTTTCTTTTTTCTGTCTTCAATAGAGAAACCAAATAATTGCGTCATAATAATCCTGTAACTCTTTTATGTATTTAGTATCAGAGAGATGGGTTAGTTACTTCAAAGAAGTTGTACTGAAATTCTACAGTAAACTCTTCAATCTGATCATTTGCTTCAAATGATAGATCAATTGATGATACTGCAGAAGGCCAAGCATCATAGAACCTATAAGCACGAATTACATCCATGCCATCTACACCCTGATTATTTGGGTTTGCAGGTGTTCTGTTTGGGGTTTGTCCATCTCTGCTGAGTTGGAATACTGTCATATCTACACAGTATGAAGCACCACCATCTGCACCATAACCTAACTGTGATACGTTCTCAGTTAGAGCATTGATTCCTCTTGACCATGCTTCAAAAGCTTGTCTGATTTGGAATTGACCATCATTAACTACTGTTACTGACCATGGTTCAAAGGTTCTGTCTCCAGCAACCTTTAGCATTCTTCCACGGAAAGGAACTTCAATAGTTCCAATATTTGATGCAGGAATCTGTGCAGTCTTGACCATAAACTCAGCTTGAGTGGTCAAGTTTGCAGATGAAGTGATAGTACCAATATCTGCAACCTGGGATAATTGTGAAGGGAAGTTTAGTCTAACTAGGAATAGATTAGGTCTTGCACCACCCTTCTTTAGATATGATTTGAAATCTGAAATACTCTTAGCCATTGTGTTCTCCTAGATGGTTTACGAAAGAATAATTACTGAGTTAGTTCGCCAAAGGAAATGCCAGTTCTTGTAGCAACAAAGGTAATGGTGATGAAGTTGATGCTTCTTGCAGGCTTCACATAAATTTCAGCGTTAAACTCGTTCCTGTCAATAACATCTGCAGTATTATTAGTTTCATCGCATACTACGAGGAAATCATAAATACCTCTTCTTCCCTGAACACCTCTTAGATAAGGTTCCACAGCAGACTTGAAGGAACTTCTGGTTACTTCGTCATTAATTTCAAATAGTTGGAATTTGGAGAATCTTGCAATGTTCTTCTCAAGCTCAATGAAGAGTCTACGAACATTGATTCTGTTAAATGCACTAGGAGAAGATAGAGAAGTTTTGTCACCGAATAAAACGATACCTTGTCCTGGGAAGGAAACGATAGGGTTAATTCTGTTGGTGTATAGTCGGTCTCTTTCTGACTGTTTTGGTGAGTATGCAAGTTTTGTTGCATTTCTTAGGTTTCCTCTGTTGTATCCAGCAGGAGAGAACCAAGTTTCTGCGTTAATTGTGGTATTGATGCAGAGACCAGCAACGTCTGCAGCACAGGGAACATAACGATAAGTATCATTGTACTTATCATAAATGTACTTGTAACCAGAATCAAAGATTGCGAATGAGCTGCTAGCAATACCGCTGAAGAAATCTACAATATTTTCAGTCTTAATAGTACTTATATCACTATTAATAACATCAGATCTTCTAGGAGAAATTACTACCATGCAGTCTCTTCTTGATTCTACAATATCAATTAGGGCTGCTGCTCTATCTGCACTGATTGAACCTGGGATTAAAAAGTCTACATCATTGAAAGTTTCAGAATCTCTAAGTAGCTCATATCCAGCAGTTACAGCTGATGCAATATTATCAGGATCATTTGTAAAATCATAATCAGTGCCACCAGATAAACTAAATCCAATAACAGGAGTATCTGAAACTGTGATTTCAGTTGCAATAGAATTTAAATATGTAAAATCATTTTGAATTAATGAATAAACTTTACCACCACTATTAGTTTCTCCAATAGATGCGTTGGTAATACCTTCTAGTGTAATTTTATTTGTTGAGATAAAATCAATACCAGTTGAGTATCCTGGGAATACATACTTAGATCTTTCTGCGATTGTAGTATGGAAATATACCAGTGAGCCATCTAGAGTACTTGCATCTTTTGCTTTGGAAACAAATAGATACTTCTCAAGAACTGTATTTGGAGTTCCAGTGATGATACCATCTTCATCTAGAACTAAAATATGCATTTCATCAAACTTACCACCTTTTTTAGCTACTGAGGATGAAGTTCCTGGTTGTGGTGCAATATCTCTCCACTTTAGTCCAGATGCATACTCTAGATTATCATAGTAATCATTTTTTACTTCAGCAATATCACCAGCAGCAATTAGTGTTACTGGAGTTCCAGCATTATCTGTAATGCTATATGTGTTATAATCTACAGAAGAAGTTGGAACTTTTTTTGTGCTATCACTTAAAATAAGATACAATTTATTATTAGTAGTATCTATTTTATACACCCATCCAGTTCCTACTGTAGTTGCTCCATTTTTAATGACAATTGAATCTCCAGCAGCTACTGTTGGATCTTCGACTACAGCGGTTACAGGAATAGTAACGTTATTTGTGCCGTCTGCACCTCCAACTAGACTTCCTAATACAGTAATATTAGTCGGAGCTGTATAATTTTCTCCACCTGCAGTTAGTGTGGCAGTATAAGTTGTTCCACTCTTGCTAATAGTAGCTGTAGCTCCACCAGATCCTAAAGCTACTCCAGTATAAGATGTTTTTGCAGTTCCAGTTACACTACTTGGGTTGGAAATAATACCACCAGTAACAGTTACTGTGAATGTTAAATCATTGGCTGGAGTTGCACCACCAAGAGCTGTTCCTAAAATAGTTACTGTTTGGGAGGTTCCATCGTAACCAGTACCACCATCAGCAACAGTAACTGAATAAGCAGTTCCACTTGCAGTTACATTGAAAGTAGCATCAGAACCACCAGCTCCAGTTACACTGCCGCTGACTTCATTATAGGTTGTCTTTGCAGTTCCAGTAGCTGTGCCAATGGTAGTAATTTTTCCAGTAGTTAAATTATAAGTAATAACTTGATCGGCACCGTGATCAACAGCAACAACTTTAATTGAATTGAAAAGTGAACCTGCACTTCTTCCTGCAAATTTAAAAGCAGTTCCACTATAGTTATCAAAATCAAACTTACTCTTAACATTGAAAGAACTTAATCCTGCATCCGATGATGAATTAAGTACAATGTTTGAACTTGTTGGTCTTACTACAGCAGCGATTCCGCCATATTGGATGATTGTTGATGCTGCAAACCAAGCTTCGTAATTATCATCATTTGGCTTACCAAATGTTTCTACTAACTCTTTCTCACTTGTAACAAAAGTTACAGTATCTACAGGACCAGTTTCTGCAGGAATTACAACTGCAGCAACATTTTGGTCAGATACATTAATAGTTGGAGTTAAATCAACTTCTTTAATGGATACTCCAGGTGAAGCAAACGCCATGTTTATTACCTCTATGAGATTTTTTTCTCAAAACTATTTATTTATCTTTATATTTTGAACTACTTGTATTCCCACATATAAGCCATATCGCCATATTCATCAACATTCCACTTGTTATCTGTAGCAGCAGTCCAGTAATCTCCTTTAGTATCTACAAATGTAGTTTCACCATCTGTTAATCCATCTAGTATAAAACCAAATGGAGCCATATCTTGCTCAATAGCTTCTCTTTGATCTTCAAAAATTCTTTTCCTAACATCATTTGAAGTAAGTTCTCTGAAGTAAGGTTGAGTAGATAACCAAGAAAAAATAACCAAACACATTGCTAAGTCATCATTACAACCTTCTTCAGCAGAGAAGCTATCACTCTTTTGAATAAACGTAGTTAACTCACTGATAATGTCATAATCTGGAACTAAAAGTTTATCATCTTCAATCATTGCTTTTAGGTTAGCACAGCCATACTTTTTAACTGCTTTGGTCATCTTGACTCCAAGTTGTGCTTTATT